ATTGTCTTTTATATACTACTCAATCACTCGATCTTAAAAGAATGGGAAGATCAAAGGCTTTATTTAGAAACTTTGGAGTGGCTCTATCAAACTAAGCCCGATCCTTGGAGCGAAGACTAACAAAACAATTTTTACATATGAATTACGAAAATAAAACTGCCGAACATATCTATACTTTATTAGAAGGTAGAAGACACAGTTACCTCAACAGGGGGAGGCAGTGTTCAAAACTTACAATACCTTACATCTTACCAGATGAAGGATTTGGTTCTCACTCACGACTCAATACACCATTTCAAGGCGTGGGGGCCAGAGGTGTCAACAACCTTGCTTCAAAGCTATTGTTGGCACTTCTTCCTCCCAACATAAGTTTCTTTAGACTCCAGGTGGACACCAACAAGCTACAACAGGAAGGTGCGCCAGAGGAGGTAGTGAGTGAGATAGATTCAGCACTACGTAAAGTTGAAGACGCTGTTATGGATGAGATAGCCAAGGAGCGTTATCGAGTGGTTATTCACGAAGCACTCAAACAACTCATTGTTACTGGAAACTGTTTGCTTTACTTGGATCAGAACGGAGGCATGAGAGTGTTTAGGTTGGATAGGTTTGTTATTGAAAGAGATCCTATGGATAATGTTCTGACGATAGCAACAAAGGAAACACTCAACTACGAAGCCCTTGATGAGGATATTAAAGCAGCCATACAGAAGCCACAGGACTCTGGAGTAGGTGATGGAGGCAACGTTAGCTTGTACACTGCCCTTTGTAAGTATGGTGACAAGTGGATGCTGAAGCAGGATATCAATGGTGTTATTCTTCCAGAGACAGGTACGACTTTCCCTCTTGATAAGAACCCATACATCCCTCTTAGATTCAGTAGAGTTGATGGAGAGAACTTCGGACGCTCTTATGTAGAAGAGTACCTTGGTGACTTGCAGTCCCTTGAGTCTCTTACTAGAGCAATTGTTGAAGGCAGTGCAGCAGCAGCCAAGGTGTTATTCCTGGTTAATCCAAATGGAACTACAAGACACAAGAGTCTTTCTGAGTCACCTAACGGAGCTATTGTACAAGGTAACGCAGGTGATGTATCAACTCTCCAACTCAACAAGTTTAATGATTTCAGAGTTGCTGCGGAAACAATCAACCAGATTAAAGACAGGCTTGCTCAGAACTTCCTGCTCACTAGCAGTGCAATCAGGAATGCCGAGCGAGTAACTGCTGAAGAAATCCGATTGATCTCGCAGGAACTTAACGCTGCCCTTGGTGGTATCTTTAGTTTACTTAGCAATGATCTCCAGGCTCCTTTGTTGAGTCGTTTGATGAGTGTTATGGAAAAGAACAAGAAGATGCCAAAGCTTCCAAAGGATCTAGTGAATCCTGTTATTGTTACAGGTCTTGATAGCCTTGGAAGACAAGGGGATCTTAACAGTCTCGATTCATTTCTACTTGGTTCTAGTCAGGTGTTAGGACCACAAGTGGTAGCTAACTTTGTTAATGTATCTGAATACATCAAGAGAAGAGCCACAGCACTCGGTATCAAGACAGCAGGACTTATAAAGACTCAAGAGCAGATTGCACAAGAGCAACAACAAGCGCAGATGATGCAGATGGCAGAGAAGCTTGGACCTGCTGGAATTAAAGCAGCTAGCGATCAATCACTTGCTCAAGAAGGGCAAGAAGAAGAAGAACCACCAATAACTGAATAAATGGGAGTAAATAAGTATGGACCAATACATAGTAAACGAAAAGCAAGAAACCGAAGAGGGCAACATGAGCTTGGAGGAGCAACTAGCACAGCAAGAAGCAGCAAAGACATCCGAAGGACAACCCCCTTCTGGGTCCGAGGAGCAACAACCAGAAGCCGAGGAGGAGTTGATTTTAGGTAAGTTTAGGTCACAAGAAGACCTTGCAGAAGCGTACGAAAATCTTGAGAAGAAACTTGGAGAAACCAAACAACAAGAGCAAGTATCCGAAGAAAATTCAACCGAACAGAATTCAAACGTTTCTGAAGCGATTCAAAGTGCTAGTGATGCCTTTTACAATGAAGGTGCGCTATCTGAAGAAAACTATAAAGCTCTTGAAGAAAACGGCATACCTAGAGAATTTGTTGAAGCCTATGTAAGAGGACAAGAAGCAACTATGGAATCTGAAGTAGCAACTATAACAAACTCTATTGGTGGCCAGGAGAACTACGAGGCCATGTCTGAGTGGGCAAGAAATAATCTTCCTAGTGAAGAGATAGATAGCTTTGATCAGATCGTCGAGTCCAGTACACCAGATGCAGCTAAGATGGCTGTTAAAGGACTGTATGCTCGATTTATAAGTGAAGGAGGACAACAGCCAACTATTAGGCAAGGACAAACCTCTGGATCAGCAGTACAACCTTTTAACAGCAGCGCACAAGTAGTCGAGGCTATGAAAGACAGAAGATATGAAACCGATCCTGCATATCGTGAAGAAGTTGAAAGACGATTAGCAGTATCTACAAGGGTATAATAAAATTTATGATAACGTATATTATTGAAAACCAAGCAGAGCTTATTGGAATTGCTACGGCTGTTGTTACAGCAGCTAGTCTTGTATCAGCACTTACACCAAACAAGGCTGACAACAAGATCACAGCAGTTCTTTTAAAACTCATCAACTGGCTTGCCATTAATGTTGGCAAAGCAAAACCTAAAGAATAAACAACCGTTACTACTATGATTAAGTTACTCGTAGGTCTGTTGTTAAACTTTCCTAAGATCTGCGAGTACTTCTTCAAGGTTGTTGAGGCTTATGAAAAAGAAGCTTACAATCGCAGCCGTAATCGCAACATTGATCTTATCGATGAGTGGTTGCAAGACGATAAGTCCCCCACAGAGCAGGATTCCCCATTTTCTCTCGAAACTGAAAGTCCATTCGTTCACCGATCCCGAAAAGGAAACCATAGCAGAGATTCTAAGGTACGTGAATGATCTGGAACACAGGAGAGATAGATAAAGATTTCAACACACAAAAGACAAGACACAACAAAAGTGAACCGAGAGGTTTGTTTAATGTGCAGCCCCTTGCGAGGGACAACTAATCAAAGAACACCGAGTAGGTCTTTTTGTTTTATTGAATGAGTGAGTTGTTAATAACCCAGAATATAAACAACAAAACATAATAAAACACAGAAAGGACATATTAAATTATGGCTAATACAAATCCATCAAGGATAGGACAGTCGCATACCGTGTCAAACGGCACCGTAGGTGATGCTGATGCTTTATTTCTTAAAGTATTCTCGAACGAGATCCTAACCACATTCGACGAAACAAACGTAATGAAGGAATTGCACACTACCAGAACGATAACTTCTGGAAAGTCAGCGCAGTTCCCTGTAAGCGGTATTGCAGAGGCTAAGTACTACCAGCCTGGTCAAGACATTCTTGACGCTAGCAATAGTTACCTCAGTAACATCAAGCACAACGAGAAGGTTATCTTTATTGATGACATGCTAATTAGTTCAACATTCATCGCTGAATTTGACGAACTAAAAGCTCATTATTCAATGAGAGCAACCTACTCAAAAGAGATCGGAAAGGCACTTGCCAAGCGTTATGACCTTGCGGTTATGAAGACTTGGGTAGCTGCTGCTAGATCTTCTGCTAACATCAACGGAGGTGACGGAGGTACTGTCATTGACGGCGCAGGATCAGGAAACACTCTTGACACCGCTCCTGAACTTATTGACGTACTTTTCGAGATGGCTCAAAAGCTTGACGAAAAGAACGTTCCAGATGATGGACAGCGTTTTGCAGTATTACCACCAGAGCTTTACTATAAGCTAATCACCGCTGATAACTCAGCAGTATCACTAGCTCTTAATCGTGATGCTGGTGGTGTAGGTAGTGTTGCTACAGGTCAGATACCACAGGTAGCTGGCATTAAGCTTGTTAAGTCTCAGCACATCAAGGATGTGAGAACAGACCTATCAAGTACAACTACAGGTGACGGAAGTTCTGCTGTTAAGAATGATCCGTTTGGTGGCAATGGTGCAGGATACAATGGTGATCTTTCAGCTACTGCAATCATCGGAGGACACCCAGCAGCTGTTGGAACTGTTTCCTTATTGGACCTTACTACTCAGTCAGAGTACAGTATTGCCCATCAAGGTACATTGTTCCTCGCAAAGTACGGCCTTGGACACGGAGTCCTTAGACCTGAGTGCGCTGTAGAAATTACCGTATAATATCTATACACACTTATAAACATCACAGAGGGTGGGAGTCGTAATATGGCTCCTGCCCTTTTCTTTTTTCTTACAAAACAAACAACTCATTAACAAAAATATGGCAACACTTACGACACAGCTTGAGGCTGTAAATACAATGCTAGGCTATATAGGAGAAGCTCCAGTCAACAGCATAAGTAGCGCACAGGAACTTCCCGTCTCTGCTGCACTGGCTGTTAGCGTTCTTGCAGAAACTTCAAGAGAGGTCCAAAGTGAAGGCTGGCATTTTAATACTGAGAAGAAAATTAAACTGGAGGGAAACGCATCTACAGGAACGATAATTTTAGACGAAGACATCCTACAGGTAGACCACGAGGGTTCTGATGATGTTGACCTAGTACAGCGTGGAAGATCACTTTACAATAGAACAGATAACACAGAGGTATTTACAAGCCCTGTTGAAGTTACTGTAGTAAGACTGTTAGATTTTGACAAACTTCCAGAACAAGCTCGCAGATATATAACACTTAGAGCAACCCGATCTTTACAAGCTAGACTTGTAGGTTCAAGAGAACTTGAAGCTCTCATTATAAGAGACGAATTTGCAGCTAAAGCAAACCTGGAGAGGGCTGACGGTGCTAACGCTGACAGAACAATTTTTGATAACTTCGATGCCGTCACTAGAATAGGTATCAATAGAAACTACGATTTAAATTAAAATAATGGCTTTAATTAATACTTCACTTCCAAACCTTGTTCAGGGTGTCAGTCAGCAACCAGACACACTTCGTTTTGACGGACAATGCGAGGATCAACTTAATGCGTTGTCTTCAGTAGCTGATGGATTAAAAAAGAGGCCGAATACAAGATACCTGTCAGAACTTATAAGCACAGCAGTAGCCGACGGAGCCTTTGTTCATTTCATTAATAGAGACAAGGGTGAGAAGTATGTTCTTATTATTAATAACAACATTGTACGTGTATTTGACATATTAAACTTTTCTCAAGTTAACTACTCTGGTCCTGGGGTTTCTTCTGGATCAGGCATGGCATCTAATGAATACCTTCACGTTCCTTCAGGTACAAACCCTAAAGACGTTTTAAAAGCTCTAACAATCAACGACAACACTTTTATTCTTAACACAACTAAGAAAGTTGGAAGAACAAACTCATCAAAGAGTGCAGCTTTAACAGACGATAACAGAGCAATAGTATTTATAAAGCAAGCAGATTACGCAACCGAATACACTGTAGAAGTTACCGATGACTTTGGAAACGTATACAAGGCATCTTATGTTTCTGGTGAAATGCAGTCAGGCAAAACAAAAGACGGCAGACTTAGAACTAGTCTTATAGCTCACAGGCTTAGAGGTCAGCTTAATTTTGTTTTACACGGAGAACCTTCTTCGGGTTCGGGAACTAACAACACTATCTTTACTGTTTCTGCTTTAAATGAAATAGAAAACGCACTTGATGGAAATAGTAACCCTATTACTAATGACAAACAATCAATTAGATTTGAAGATGGAACCTCAGTAGTAGTAGGAGGAGGAACTGAAACAAAAACAAGACCAGACAACTTCTTTACCATATCCTCTAGCTCTTCTTCTCCTTTTAAAATAAAAGTATCTGACAGCAAGTCAGGAACAGCCCTCGGTGTAGTTTATAAAGAAGTAGACTCTATCTCTGACTTACCAAAGGTAGCTCCAAACAATTTTAGAATAAAGGTACGAGGGTCTGTAGAGGATAACGAGGATGACTATTATGTTAAGTTTCAAACTAACGACGGATCTGCTATAGGCAACGGAGGCTACGTTGAGGATGTAGGCTTTGATGAGTTCATACAACTAGATGGAAATACCCTTCCCTTTAAACTTGTAAATACATCACCTAATAATTTTACTATGGGAGCGTGTTCCTGGACAACAAAGCAAGCAGGAGATGACAACACGAACCCTTTCCCTTCCTTTTTTAATTTAGACTCAAATGGAAACCCAGACAGAGCTATATCAAACCTGTTCTTTTTCAAAAACCGATTAGGATTCCTTTCAGAAGGTAGCGTCATATTATCAGAAGCAGGAGAATACTTTAACTTCTTCAGGACCACTGTAAGAACTCTATTGGACTCTGCTCCTATTGACGTAAATGTTGCTAGCACCAAAGTCACACAACTAAAGTCAGCAGTAGGATTCCAAGAGAACCTTATTCTATTTGGAGAACGTGGACAATTTGTTCTTAAAGGAGGAGAGCTACTCACTCCCAAAACAGTTTCAATAACACCAGTTACTAACTACGAAACTGACACTAGCACAGCACCGCTTGAACTTGGAAGTTACGTTTACTTTCCGTTTACAAGGGGAAGTTTTTCAGGAGTAAGAGAGTTTACAGTTAATGCAAATGTAGACACCTATGACTCTGTTGAAATAACAGGACACGTACCTCAATACGTTCCGTCAGACATAATGGACATGGCAGGATCAACAGCAGAGAATGTTATATGTGTTGTAGCTAAAAACACAGCTGCCGATACTTCTATCCAAAAAGATATGTACGTCTATAAGTACTATTGGGAAGGAAACAAAAAAGTATTAGCAAGTTGGTCCAAGTTTACTTTTCCGTTTACCATTGTAGGTTTTGATTTTATTGAAAGCGATCTATTTATTGTTGGAACAAAAAGCAATAAAACTATTTTAGCAAAGCTACCGATGGAAGAAAAGCTTATAGACCACGGTGCAGCCTTTAATACTTATTTAGATTTAAGACAACAAGCTACTATTGCAAACGGACAAATCACTCTCTCATTTACTCCAGAAAGCGATGATGTAATTCAAGTATACACAAGAGAAGATTCTAACACAGGAACCAAGGCAGGAGCTTTGATACCTTGCACTGTTAACGGAACCGCTGTTACAGTAGATACCAGTCATAACAACACCCCAGTGTGGGTAGGTGTTAAATACACCATGAGTTACACCTTCAGTGAGCAGGTCTTTAGACAGAGGGCTAATCAAAGAAAGAGTCCATCAGGATATCAAAGACATTTCTTAAAGGGAGGCACTTTGTTCTTTGATGACACTGCAAGCTTTAAAGTAGAAGTCACACCAAAGGCCAGACAGACATATAACAACGTATTCTCTAGCAACATCGTTGGAAGTACTGTTATAGGAACACTTCCAATTGAATCTGGTTCGTTTAGTTTCCCCATCATGTCTTCAGCAAAAGACACTACAATCAAAATAGTAAACGATTCAGCGTTGCCTAGTAACTTCCAGTCAGCAGAGTTTGAAGCATTTATCCACACTAGAAGTAGACGTGTTTGATCAATCAGTAATTAAGTATCCATCTCTTGAGATTGTTGAAGCGCACCCAGATCACGCTGATTACCTTGCACCAAAGCTTCGTGCAGGAGACAACATGGAATGCATGTGCATGGGAAGGAAACCCTTAGATGCTTTACATCTTGCTTTTGTTCACGACTTGGCAACGTTGACAATTCTTAACAACAAAGGAAAACCAATCGGAATGTTTGGCGTAGGCGAAGGAGACTTCTTTCCGTACCTATGGATGCTTGGGACTGATGAGATATCCAAGAGATACAAGAAAGAATTTGTGAAGTACTCAAAGACTTGGGTTAATGAGTTGTTGAAACTAGTAGGAGGAATGGCAGGAAACTTTGTTTATAAATACAATAGGCCAGCAGTGCGTTGGCTTCGTTGGGTTGGAGCAGAGTTCCTAGAAGAAGTCGAGTTCAACAAAGAACCTTTTTACAATTTTATATTAATTAAAAATAATAACGAAGAAGAAGAAAAATAATTTATGTGTACACCTTTAGCAGCAGTAGCAATCGGGGCTGCTCAAACGGCTACCTCGATTATAGGCCAAAGACAGCAAGCAGCAATGCAGCAGCAAGTCCAAGCAACGGCTTCAGCCCAAGAACGTCAAAGATATATGGCAGAAGTATCTGCAATGCGAACTCAACAGCAACAAGAGATGGTTGCAAGAGCGCAGAGAATACAGGAAGCGTCTAACAGAGGCATGGAAGCTAGAGCAAGAGCCAGAGTATCAGCAGGAGAGTCTGGAGTATCTGGACTTAGTGTTCAAGCACTTTTAGGAGACCTTTCTAGACAACAAACTCAATACAATTTTTCAGAACAACAACAGGCAGAGATGGTTGATGTTAACAGACAGATTCAATTAAAGGAAGCAGGAACAGGATTTAATAGAAATATGCTTCGCATTAACAAACCAATAGAACAAACAGACTATTTAGGTTCAGCCCTTGGGGGAATACAAACAGGACTTAGTAACTACAGCGTAATGAAGAACGCTGGACTCTTTTAATAAATTATATGGCAACAAGACCTCAAACAAACTTAGATCTAAATCAAGTAAGCTTACAGCCCACAGTTAGAGGTGCAGGACGTAACCAAGTGTTTACCGCTCCTCTACCAAGATTAACTCAAGCACAAGTTTTAGCAAAAAACCTAGCTCAGTTCAGTACAGTTCTAGGACAGTTTAGTAACGTTCAACAACAAAGGGCAGAGATTGACGCATTAACTAAAGTTAGTAATGAAGAAGTAAAAGCTCAGATGGCAGGAGCAGAAGGCAAAGAAATGAGCCTGTTAGACAAGATAGGTTATGAGAAGAAATACAACGAAACACTTTACAGTAGAGGATTTCAATTAACTGTAAAACCTTTGTTTTCAAAGTTATCCTCTGACATAGAAAAACAAGGAGTAGAAAGACTGGCTGATCAAGGGTTGTTTGATGAGTATATTAACAGTGGCCTTGAAAACATTGATCAACAGATAAGAGAAAACATTAAAGATAAGCCCTTCATGGCTGACATTCATAACGCAATGTGGTCCAAAGCAAGTGCTGATTTTTATACAGAAGAAACTGAAACTTATGATAAGAGAAGAGACGCTTATCTGAACGACGCAACAGTTGATGTTTTCGCAAGAGACTTTCCAGATCCAATAGCAAATGATGAAGAAAAAACTCTAAATCAAATTCAAACTTACTTTAATAGGTTTGACGAAATATTTCAAGACAGAGGGGTTTCAAACAGTAAGATAAAATCTCTGTTCATTGACATGACTAGTAACAGGATAGAAGCACTAGCAATGGCAGGTAAAACAGAAGAGGCTAGGCTTCTTACAGACACTATTCAAAGAACATCTGTAAATAAAACTCCGCTATTTAATGATACTACAACATCACTAAAAATAGAAAAACTTAAAAGATTTGTAAATACCGAAGAGGATAAACTATTTTCTAGGAATTCAAAAATTGACGATAACTTAATTGAAAACATTTACAATACAGCAATAGGGCCAGAGATAAGAGATTTAAGATTTGACTTCAATGCAGCTAAAGAAGGAGCAGATGTGTTAGATGTGTTTCCAGGGGCTATTCAGGTTTCACCAGAGATTACATCCCATTTTGTAAATCCAAAGATAAAACGATTGGGAGAAATAAGGGATCTTTCAGACAATGAGTTGATCGCTTTATATCCTTCTTTGGATGATAAAGACAACCCAGGTCTTATTACAAAGTTTAGAGAAGACTTGTATACTAGACAGCAGGTAGAAGAAAGAAAGGAAGAAAGAGATCTAGAAGCTCTAACTGAAGATGGAAATGTCGGAATGGCACTTGATGCTATTATGCCAGAAGATTTTACTATAGGAGATTTTGATAATAAGGCTGGATATGAAAACTTTAAGAATCTTATACAAGCAATAAAAGATCCCAACCCTGCAATTTTGGAAAGAACCTATAAGTTGGGTTTTAAACATGTTCAAATTCGTCGAGAAATATTTACAAAGGCTAAACAAAAGTTTGATAGGGAGATGCGAAGGAAAGCTAGAGAACTGATCTACATAAACGATCCTGATATGGGACCAGGAAGAAGAGAAGAGTTTATGCAGAAATATGCTCCAAAGGTAGCCACAGGAGTATTCAACCAAGCTAAAGAAGAGTTTCTAGGATACATGAATGAAGAGCAAACCCGTCTTTCCAATCTACCAGGATCTCAAAATCAAACAACAAAAAATAGTAGAATTACACCAGAGGAACAACAAGACATAGCAATT